TCAGGTATTAGAGTTAAGAGTGGTAACAAGTTGGAGACTATCTCTAACATGAAGAATATTCTTGCAGTGGCAACGGTAGATGAATCGTTCCCTCAAGATTTTAGTATATATAACTTGCCTGAGTTCTTAGGTGCAACATCGTTAATGACTGACCCCGATTTTCAATTCGGTGATGCAAGTCTAACAGTTGCAGATGAGAATTCAAGTCTTGCATATTTCTATGCAAGTGAAGGTATGGTTGTTGCACCTGATAAAATGATTACAATGCCTGAGGCAGAAATCAACATTGAGATATCATCAACACTTCTTTCTGAGTTACAGAAAGCTGCAAGTGTTCTAGGTGTAAATGATTTAGTATTATCTAGTGATGGTAATGTAATCAAACTAGATGTTACTGATAAGAAGAATCCTACATCAAATACATTCTCAAGAATCGTAGGTGAAGGAAATGGTTCTACTTATACGATGAACTTCAAAATTGAAAACCTTAAAGTCCTTGATGGGAACTACAGGGTTGCAGTATCATCAAAAGGTATTTCTAACTTTGTCAATAAAGACATCGATCTAGAATACTTTATTGCATTGGAGCCAGACTCAAATTACAATGCTTAACCTATATATTAGTGTGAGTATTGTGCCAGTCTCTGCAATGCACACGGGAGTTATCCGATCTCATCAATCTTCAAGGGTGGATAGCACTGTAGACTCGGCGGGGAGTTTACAATCATGAATCAAGAATATCTATTCGTAGAAAAGTATCGTCCTCAAACTATTGAGGACACGATACTACCTGCTGGTTTAAAATCCACATTCCAAGAGTTCGTAAAACAGGGAGAGATTCCTAATCTCATGTTATGTGGTTCTGCTGGTGTTGGTAAAACAACAGTGGCTAAAGCACTCTGTAATGAGTTAGGTGCAGACTTTATTGTAATCAATGGTTCTGATGAGGGGAGACTCATAGACACTCTTAGAACTAAGATAAAGAACTTTGCATCTACTGTATCATTATCAGATGCACCAAAGGTTGTTATACTGGACGAGGCAGATTACATATCTGCAGATTCAGTTCAACCAGCTTTGAGAAACTTCATAGAAGAGTTCTCTGCAAACTGTAGATTCATATTCACTTGTAACTACAAGAACAGAATTATACCACCGCTCCATTCTAGGACAACGGTAATCGATTTCACAATGACACCTGATGAGAGACAAAGACTTGCATCAGTTTTCCTTGCAAGACTCATGGAGATTTGTGATACCGAAAATATCAAATACGATCAAAAGGTTTTAGTTGAACTTGTAATCAAGTTCTTCCCCGATTTCAGAAGATGTATCAACGAGGTACAAAGGTATGGAGTCTCAGGAGAGATTGATAGTGGATTACTATCTACACTTTCCGAAGAGAAACTTACACCTCTCATTGATATGTTGGCTGAGAAGAATTGGAAAGGTATGAGAAAGTGGGTTGGTAAAAATTCCGACAACGATTTCAACACCCTCTATCGTAAACTTTTCAATGCATTGGAACAACGATTGGAACCTACATCCATTCCAGCTGCAGTTTTGTTTATCGCTGACTATCAGTACAAGTCTGCTTTTGCTATGGATTCTGAGATTAATTTCGTTGCATGTTTAACTGAAATCATGTCGGAGTGTAAATTCAAATGACAGAATATCAAGAGAGAGTGAATATGCAGAAGAAGATTCTTCTTGCAGAAGAGTATAGACAATCACCTAAATGGATACATGCACATAGTTTAACTTCAATGTGGTATGAAACAAAAGAGACTAAAGCAGATGCAGTCAAGGGTGTAACGGATACTCAATTCATGGATGGAAGAATCGAGAGAGTTGTGAATTCAACTGGTAAAAAGTATATCCTTAAGGAAGGTTTGACTGGTGAAGACCTAGTACAGGAAGTAACTAGAAACCTTGCAGACTCAGGTAAACAACTCGGTGAGTAAACGAAATCCATTCGATTTTGTAAAGTCGGTCTCTTACGACAAAAAAGACCTCATGGTTGATGAGGTCGAAGAGAAAGCGTATCAACCATTCTTAATAAACAGAGCATTATCCTATCATCAGGATTCTGTTTTCCTTACTAATGAAATGAATGTCAGACATGGTGTAGACAACCGTCTTCAATACCAGTTTTTCCTAAATACTCTTAGAAAAAGACAACGATTTTCACAATGGCAAAAGCCTTACATTAGTAAGAAACTCGATACTGTAAAAGAATATTATCAGATATCTACTAGAGAAGCCAAAGACTATGTGGAACTATTGTCTGATAAACAGTTACGAGAATTGAAAAACAGAATGAAAACTGGTGGTAAGGATAATGGATAACCAAGAAGATATAATCAAAGACCTTGTCGAGGTCACTTTCCCTGAGAAAGACGATTTCCTTAAGATACGGGAAACACTATCACGCATAGGTGTTGCATCCCGAAGAGAGCAAGAACTCTTTCAATCATGTCATATACTACACAAGCGTGGTAAGTATTACATAACACATTTCAAAGAACTATTCAAACTAGATGGTAAACCTTCTAACATCGATGAGTCAGATATCGGTAGAAGGAATACTATTGTAGGCCTATTAGAACAGTGGAATCTAGTATCAGTTGTTGACAAACAACAAATAATAGAACCTAAAGCACCACTCTCTCAGATCAAAATCATTCCTTTTAAGGAAAAAAGTGAGTGGAAATTGACCACTAAATACTCTATAGGCAGTAATAACTCCTAAATATACCTACGATATCACTTATGGTATCGGAGGAGAAATTTATGCTAGAATTCCTACAATGGATTATAGGATGGATTCAGGTGATACCATGGTTAGTTATGGGTGCATCTTTCATTGCAGCCTTAACACCTACACCAGTCGATGACGGATTAGTCAAAAAGGCTTACAAAGTGCTTGACTGGGTTGCCTTAAATGTGGGTAAAGCCAAGGACTAAATAAGATAGTAAACTAATAAGTGAGGAATACATTATGGAAATAATTGCAATTATAATCGCAGTAGTATTAGTTGGAATATTCGTTTACTCATACCGTGATACCAGTACACCACCCGTTGCAGTGTCAAAACCTGCTCCAAAAGTGGACAAAAATGATAATGGTATCATATCAAAGGCAGAGTTGAATAAACTAACAAAGGTTCAACTGTTTGACCTTGCAGAGAAAAAATCTCTAAAGGTTAAAAAGTCGGGAACTAAAGCTGCAGTTGTGAATGAAATTTGGTCTCAATTGAGATAATCTTATTCAGAATAACTAAAGGGTGCTTCATGCACCCTTTTTTTTGGCCCATAGTAAGTTCAAAATCATAAATAATTGCATGGAAGATTTGTTTATTTTGATAGGTGAAGTGGGAGCTCCGATTGCTGGTGCAATCGTGATGGGGTTCTTTATCTTTATTGTTATCAAACAAATCTTAGAAGGAGTAGTAGACGATATAAAAACCCTAACAATGTTTTGTAAATCATTAGAGAATCGTGCAAGAACGATGACAAATGAATTAGTTAAGATAGACATGTTAGTTTCAAGTGCGTTAGAATTAAGGCCTGACATAGAAAGAGTCGCAAGGACGGAGAATTTCATAGAGGATGGTAAGGTCGACGCTAGGAGAGATTGATAGTGTCGGATATAGCAACTCTAATAGGTGATTATGGTTTTCCCATAGTCATGATGGTAGGTCTAGGATATTTCATATACTATATTTGGTGGTTTGTAGGTGAGAAATTAGAACCCGAAATTGAGAAACAACACCTTGCATTGATAAGAGTTATCGATCAGGTGCGTATGTTAGACCAAGATTTAATCAGATTACAACAGAAGGTAGATGTCGTTTTAGAATATAAGGAAAACGAAAAGAAAAAGAAGGCTCAAAGGAAATGAACAATTATAAAATAACATTTATACTTTTTACTTTTATAGTCTTACTAGGATTATCTAATACAGTCCTAGGAGACGAGATAGTACACAAATTTAAAAATCCTAGTTTCTCAGGAATTGGTACAGGCGCACATTACCTTACCATTGAGAATCAGGAACACAGCAGAAAGAAGGCAATCGAGGATTCACTTGAGGCTGCCAGAAAAGCTGCAGAGAGAGAAGCAGAGAACACCACGCTTGCAAAATTTATTAGAAACTTGGAGTCGCGTATTTACGCTCAGTTTGCAAAACAGTTAGTAGAATCTATGTTTTCAAATGACAATCCAGCTGGATTCGGTTCATTCATATTAGAAGGTAACACTATTACATGGGAAGTTATCACAGATGAATCAGGTGCAGAGTTTATTAGATTAACAATCGTTGCTGAGGATGGTTCAGAAACCGTAGTAGAGATACCAGTTGGTACTGGTAACTTCGGTCAAGACCCTGATACAGGTGGCGGTGATGGAGGCGGTTAATGTTAAAGGTACTATCACTAACACTCTTACTTGTTCTGAGTGGATGTGCTTCTTTTCCTCAGTGGTCAGATAAACCACAGGACTGTAGTCGTTGGGATGAAGGAATCAAAAAAGATGTCTACAGTGCAGTTAAGAAACAACTGTCAAGGAAATACATTTGTGTAGAATATCCCGAAGTAGTTAAGCTTCCAGCTTACT